ATTCGTCAATAAATTTCATATGCACCTCTCATAATTTATACATTCAGTATATCATTGAATTGTTTTTTAGTCTAGTGATTTTTTGACATCTTTTAAAGATTCACATTTGGTGTGTTCTTTCATCATCTCCATTAATATCTTAATGTTAGTTTCGATATGTACTATAAAACCAAAAATAATTACTATCGAAGTCAAATAAAAAATGTCCATGTATGATACGATCATACTGATAATTCTCCCTGTACCTCTACAGTTCCATTTTCTTGAAGTATTTTTCTGTTTTCAAGATGTTGTAATTCAATATCATCTTTTGATTGACCACTGTAAGGTACTGCATGGTGATCATCTATCATTCTTTGATTGATACTAAATTCTTTTTCTCCATGATGGGCAAATATTTCACCAAGTATTCTTCCAAACTTACCTTTATCATGAGACATAAGTGTTAACTTTTCTGCCTCTGATAATAAGTTTTTAAGATGTTTCTTTGATGCTTTACCAAATTGCTTCTCTACTAAATCTCTTGTTCGAGATTCCGGGGTATCGATACCCATCATTCTAACTCTTTGCTTTTTATAAGTCATACCAAAACCGAGATCAATGTCCACATCAACTGTATCACCATCTACGACTTTTACTATCGTTACATTATATTCATACATCTTTTTTACTCTCCCAGTTTTGTATTGCTTTTCTGATACTATCTTCTGCTAATACAGAACAATGTAATTTGATTGGTGGTAATTGTAATGCTTCTGCAATATCTCTATCTTTGACAAGTTTTGCCTCTTCGATAGTTTTGCCCTTGAGCATTTCTACAAACATAGTTGATGATGCAATCGCACTACCACAACCATAAGTTTTAAATTTAACGTCTATGATTCTTTCGTCTTCGTCTAGTTTCAATTGTAGTTTCATGACATCACCACATGCTGGTGCACCAGTCATACCTGTTGCTACATTTGGATCGTTAGGATCAAATCGTCCTACACTAAATTGTTTTGGTGAGTTAAGTACTTCTTCGAATCTCTTAACTACTTCTTTTGAGTATGGCATTTTCTAACTTTTCTATTCTCCTACACAATTCTCTAAAACCGTCAAATTCTTTAAGACCTATTGGCGGGTGAGAATCTTTTTCGAGTTTCTCAATACGCCTTAATAGTTCTTTATATTCGTCTTGCACATAGTTATTTATGCAAAGAAAGAATCAAGACTTGCGACTGGTTCTACGTTCCAATCAATTAACTCTACTATATTCTTTAGTGGTTCAACAAATGATTTGTTGAATTGCATATCATAATCTATAAATCTATGCAGATCAAATTCTCTTGGTAATACATTGATGAAAGATATTACGTTTTCATTGATTGGATTAGGAACGGTGAGATAAGAAAAATGTATCTTCTCACCATTCTTAATCATTTCATACCTCATGTCGAGGTTCTTGGATTTCAACAAATGGTTGTATAATAGTGAACCTCGAACATGAATTGGCGTACCCTTAGAATATATGTTTGTCGCATCTTTATATTGTGCAAGACCTCTACAACCACGAGGGAATGCGACTTCTTCGGGTGGTAAGTTTCTAAATTCTTTACGTGCAGTTTCTACGAATGCCCATAAGTCTTGTTCTGTCTGAGTCATTACTACATTCAATGCTTCTGTAAGTTTGTTTCTTACCCATTGTGGAGTTGACGACTTTGCAGTTTCAATACCCATCATCTTGAGTTTTGGTTTTGCTAGACGGACACCCTCGTTATCGTGAACGTTTAGAATATATCTTTTCTTTGCAGTCCAGATACCACGATCAGCAATCACTTCTCTACCCATCTGCATCTTCTGTTGAAATGCATTTGTGTATTCTGCAAGATCATCAAAACCTTTAGCAAGGACATCTTCGATCTGTCCTTCTGCTTTAGATAAAAAGTCTATTACTTTTTCTGTTGGGGCATCTGGTAATACTTTCTGTACTAGTTTGTCCATCGTAATATAAACTGAATCAGTATCCATGGCAATTACGTAATCTTCATCTTCTGTTTCTAATATCTTGTTAAGATAATCGTTAATAGTTTTCTCTGACCATTTGATAATCATTTGACCAGACATTGTGATTGCTTCTGCAAGATCAATAGAGAAGAAAGCAAAGTATTGATTTGCCATGGCACCATATGCCGAGTTGAGTGCGATCTTTCTAACTTGTTGATTGTTGTATGCTCTTTTGATTAGTGTATCGAGTTCTCTTTTACGTTTTGCATCACTACATGTTTGTAGTTCTTTTTGATAAGCAATCATCTTACCTTTCCATTCTTTACGTTCTTCATAGAAAGTTTCCATAAGTTCTGGGAACATACCTTGTTTATCACGTGAGAACAATACACCATTTGGTGTTACAGTTGTATTTGTTTGTTTACAATACGATAGATCATTTTCTTTGTTGAGCATACGTTCTATCGATACGTCTTTACGTTCACCTTTAATTAGTTTTTCTGGTGAGATATTGTACTGCATTATGATATGTGGATATAGAGAGTTCAAGTCAAAAGACATAACCCAATTATGACCACCAACAAGTGGTTCTTTTACATATGCACCAACAATAGGTTTAGTTTTATCATTACCTGTTTTGAGTCTTTGTGGTGGGGTCTGAATACCTTGATCTTTTAAGAAGTTGTATATAATAGTTTCCCAATACTTTACCATACCAAACGTATCTGAATAATTACATTTGGCAGTATATGCCTGAGACATAATCAATTCTAAGAAACCAAGTTTGTTGTCTAGTTCTTCTACGAGTTCTACATCACGAACATTATACTCAAGAAACTTTGCATAGTCTTGTCTGTATAAAGTATGTAATGAACCATACTCTGAGTAATCTAATTTACCTTTACCAAGTTCTACGTTTGCAATATGATCTAAACGATATGACTCTTGATTAGAAAATGTTCTTTTACGATATAGTTCTAGATAATCAATTACATTGACACCGAGTAGATCATAGACTTGTTGTTTCTGATAACCTTGAGTTGTAAACTCACGAACACTTGATTGAGACCATGGTGAAAGTTTACGATGTTCATCTTCGCCCATAAGTCTGTCGATACGATTACAAAGATATGTAATGTCAAAACTATTTACATTCCAACCTGTAATAACATCGAACGATTCTGTTCGCCAATACTTAATAAATTTTTGTAGAAGATCAAACTCGTTTTTACATTCTGTATAGATTACATTTGTCTTCTGATGATCCCAAGGACCAATACCAAAAACTACAGTTTCTTTTCTAAATGGTTTGATTGATATTGCATTGACTTTTTCACCTGCAATCATAGGGTCTGGGAAACCCTCTTCACATTCACATTCTATATCAAGAGTTGCTATCTTAATACGATTGAAGTCCCAATCGATTGTGCCTTGAAATCTATCTGAGATATATGTGTAAACATATCTGTCATAACCATGTATCTCAAATCCTTCTACACCATCATATCGTTCTCTGAACTTACGAGCACCACCCATAGAGTTGAGTTCGACAACTTCTAAGTATCTGCCGTCAAGTGAACGATATGGTGTTTGACCTTTTTTAGATGGTATAAAATGTTTAGGTCTATAGTTGACCTGAAGTTTTTGTTTCTTATTACCTTTATAACCCGTGACCAGAATTTTATCACGTGTACGACAAACATTTGTGTAGAAATCCATACTGTAAGTATACTACAGTAGGGTTATTCTGTCAATGTTCTTTTGCCTTCGAAATCGAAATGTTTTTTGATTACAGACTTGATCTCTTCCCAATGACCTATTTTGTTTAGTTCATCTTCGACTGTCTGCATTAAGTCTGGGTGATCTGCTACACCACTTACATTATGTGTTAGTACTTCGATGTTGACCTTATGTTTTTCGATCATTGCATCTGCTAGTTGTAATTGTGCCATGAGCACTCTGTTTTCAAAATTTTTCATAATTACTCCGGGGCAACAGGTAATGATTGAGCATTGAGATTTTCTTTTTCTGGATAGATAGGTTGTTGCCCTTCCATTTTATCTAAAATAGAATTTAACTTATCTATGTAAGGTTGACAAGAACTGTCCCCATAATTTACCATTTGTCTGATCATATTTCTAATAGTTCCTGGATCTTCAGGTGCTGTTAATTGGTTTGGATCAGCATACAGTCTATCTGTCTCAGTTTTGTGAGCGGCGATTAAATCATCTTGAACTGTCATTTCTTCCCTCTTACTCCTCTGTTGCCTGTTGCAACTTTAAAATTTGTTTCTAGTTGTGGTTTAGGATCAAAAACTGTTTGAATTAAAGGTTTCATGATCTTAAACTTATACTCTTTAGCATATGGTATCCATGGTGCAAAGTTTACTTCCATTTTACCACTATCTGCGACTGTGAGTATTATTTGTGGGTCAGTAATTATATAGTTGCCAAGTATTGTCTTCTTGACAAATCCCATAATTACTTCGCCCGTGTTGAGACGAATGCATTTAACTTCCGACACTTAGCACAATTTCCTGTAACTCTTTTGATCTACGACCTACTTGACCGTACCATCTTGAGTCTTCCATTTGACGTGCCATTTCTTCCCAATCACTTACAGAACATGCATATAGCATATTTCTAAATTTACCTAGTCTATTCGCCCCTAGGTTAAAACACATATTAACAAGGACATGTTGAATATCTTCTGGAAGATTTTCAAAGTCCATATTGTGGTTTTGGCATACATGTTTAGTTTCTTCAACATGTTTATCGAAATCAAGATCGTAGACTGAATCTACTCTATCTTGACTTACAGGTGTACCTTCTGGTTCACCAAATTCTGGGTCTTCTTCTCTGACGAGATGTCCAACACCAAAAGTTAAATAACCAAGAGAATCCTTGTATATCTCGAGGACTTCGCCCTCATGTCTCTTGATCTGTTCCTTTAATAACTCTCTGTTCATACTTATCTTTCTCTAATTGTTCATCAATTAATTCAAGGAGAATATCACCCATCAATTGATTTAGATCACTATTATTTAGTAGTTCTTGTATGTTCTCCTCTGTTTCTTCTACGTCTTCAGGCAGTCTTCTTATTGTTCTTTGAAAGTTTATTTCTGGTTGACCTTCTACAAACTGAACATCACCATATTGATAAACTAATCCTTTCCATTCTGAATCAATTAGTTCTATACCCGCATCTTTTTCGAACGGGTTCTCGACTACTCTATAAATTTTTCCAAATAACTTTGACATAAAAATAGGGCACTTGATGTGCCCTTATATTTAGATGTTTGCTAAAACATTCTCTGGTGCTGATACTTCATATGGATCAGTATCGATGTTATCACCGAATCCTTCTTCTGCAAATACGTGTTCAACAACATTGTCGTTTACAACCATTGCATATCTCCATGATCTTACACCAAAACCTAAGTTTGCTTTCTTTACACTTGCACCTACAAGTTCTGTAAATTCACCATTACCATCTGGTAGTGGTCTCACATTCTGTACACCCTGTGCTTCGAACCATGAGTTCATTACAAATGAATCGTTTACAGATAAACAGTACACCTCATCAATACCCTTTTCTTGAAACTTTGAAAACATTGTTTCAAATCCTGGTAGTTGAAATGATGAACATGTTGGCGTGAATGCACCCGGTAGTGCAAAGATTATAACTCTTTTACCAGCAAACTGTTCAGTAGTATTGAGAAGAACAAAATCTCCGTCAACTCTTACTGGCATGTTTACGTCTGGTAAATTATCACCTACGTTTATCATAATAAAATCTCCTAATTAATTAAGATACTCCTATTATATTACAAACAGGAGTATCTGTAAATAGGGTTTTATTTAATTTTGATTGTCTGAGGTTTCTCTGACTCAGGTATCTCTCTTTCTAAAGATATAACTAACAAACCATTTACTACTGTAGCAGTTTTGACTTTGACATGATCGCCAAGTGTCCATGATCTCCTGAAACTTCTTTCTGAGATACCTTTATGGACAAAGTCTAATTCTTGTCTTGTAGTATTATCACCTGTTACAGTTAGAATTCCATCTTTGTATTCAATATTGAGTTCGTCTTTATTGAATCCTGCAACTGCTAATTCAATGAGATATGAATCTTCTGAAGATTTAATCACATTGTATGGTGGAAAGTTATCGTTGATACTTGATACTCTTTCGATGTCTTCGAAAAATCTATCAAATCCTATTGCGAACGGTCTGAATCGACCAAATGAATCTATTGCTGTCATAATTTCTCCTATTTTTATAGCAAGTAATTTCTAGTCCTCTTATGAGCAACTAGGCGTATGATCTCATGTACTATAATAGTAGTCCTGTACTAATCTATTTTGCCAGAGGCACTTTCAATCATTACACTTCTACAAGTACATGAGTTCATACTAAAACTTATCAGTTTTGTGTGGTGCTATGAGTAGTAGGATTTCTTCACTTACGATCTGATCTCCCTTACTCGGTGAACCTATCTGCTGATAAGGGCGAACTTCAATAGTAGGTTTTCTTCACTTACGATCTGATTACCCTTATATCAGTTCTAAATGCAGTTTGATCATCTTACGAATTTCTTACTGCATTTGTATTTATATATTATATATGTTCAACCGACCTTTTTTCAAGGGGTTTTTATCAAAAAGTTGCTTTTATTACCTTATTCAGTCTTCCTGACTTCATAAGTTTATGAAATTTGTCTGCGTAGTAGGCAGACAATGATGCTAATCTACGCATTTTTATCCCCTATATTGGTTGTAACTATCCGTAACTGCTCTTCGGTTACCCTACTCCGTCTTGTTACATAATTGTTACAATTGTAACACAATTGTTACATAAGTATTTAGACATTATATCAGTTGAATCTGATATTTGCAAGACCTTTTTTATTTCGTCTTACAATTTCGTTCTTGACCTTCTGTCTGAGTTTAGGTTTCACTGGTTTATTATATGCTTCTATCAACTCATTATTAGTTTTTGTATGCATGTAATCGTGAATGATACTAACTTTTTTTGTATTACGATCTATTCTCTTTTCTGTTTTACCGAATTTTATTGGCATGATTTCCTTTGTTACAATGTACCTATTTTAGGACATCTAATTACATTTCTTTCAACCTTGTCTATGATTCTTCTGTTATGCATTATCACTAATGCCATGAACATACTTGCTTGACGTAGTTCTCTATCTGTTACAACATGTCTATTGAATGCAGGGTGATAAACAGGAATTAAAGTTACTACTTTGTGAGCAACTAATCTTTCCGTACTAGGTCGATTTGGTAATAGTGGATTTGCTTCATATACACATTCATATTTCAATGCTTGAGTAGTGTAATGAACATCACCAGCATGTAGAAGTGTGAAAAATGCCCAAGAGGTCCAATGTGCAGGTTCTATGAATTTATATTGTGTATACTGTAATCGTCTCTGATTTCCCTTTAACTTGGATTTCATCAACTCTAGTGAATAGTCCGCCTTCACACGATCCAGCAGTTCTTGCCGATAACAACACTCGAATCCCATCATAATTGCGTGTTTGTCCTTCGAGTCTAGATGCCAAGTTGACGGCATCTCCGATGACGGAATAGTCAAATCGAAGTTCTGACCCCATGTTTCCAACGATACATTCCCCAGTATTGATCCCGATACCAACATCAATCCGAGGAAGACCTTGTTCTTCAAGTTCTTTAATAAGTTCATCTGCTTTCTCTGATATTTCTCTCGATGCATCAACTGCCTTTTGTGCATCATCTTCACAATCAAGTGGAGCATTCCAAAATGCCATAATACAATCGCCCATATATTTGTCTATGGTTCCCCCATGACTCAATATAATTTTTGTCATAGTATCTAGGTATTTATTAATTAAATTGACTAACCCTTCTGGATCATTATTGTTCTTGTAATGTTCTGATACAGGCGTAAAACCACATATGTCCATGAAAAGAAATGTCATCTCTTTTTTATCCCCACCTAATCTCAGTTTACTTGGGTCTTTTTGTAGTTCTTCAACCATGTCAGGAGATAAATATTTCTGGAACTGTTTCTTAATTTGTTCTTTGAGTTGATATGTTACATAGTATTTGTTGAAAGAAGCATGTCCAAATACAATCATGGAGGATATCGATGACCAGAAAGTATCGAAAAGAACGTAATCATAAGTCCAAATCCAGAATCCACCACCCAACTGAAGTCCAACAATACCTAGACTCACTATCGCCGAAAGAGTTGTGGGAAGCATGTAAACCGCTCCCAATATTCCTAGCAAAACTATCAAGAGAAGAACAACTTCGAGAAATTCAAGATAGTAGGATTGTTGTATTCGAACTTCTTGTAGAACGGTTTGGATTAGGTTTGCTTGAACTTGATGAGGATATAATACACCCACTGGAGTTGAAATTGGATTATTCAATCCCTCAGCAGTCAAACCCCATACTAGAACCTTGTTTGTGAGATTAGCAGTTTCTAAATCACTTGCTGATACACTATCAAACTCGTTCCAATAACTTATCATGACATCACTAGTTGGAGTAGTTTCGATTGGTTTCGCCTTGCCCATTCTAATCCATTCTATTCCAACTTCTGGTGTAACTTTAGTATTGTAGTTTTGCATATCATATAATGCTCTGAGAGTTTCTAGAGCAAGAGATGGATATATCTGATCATTTGCTTTTACTATGAGTGGTGCTGATCTAATAGTGCCATCAAAGTTTGCAGTACCCATTTGTTGAGGTGTAGCAACTGTAACACCAACACCATAAGTATTGTTTTTTAACATTGGTACAGGCGAAGCAATACCCTCAAAACTCCATACAGAATCATCTATCTGTCCACCACCAAACGTTGTAGTCTTAACAAATGGTGCTGACCCAGAACCCTTTTGATTTGTAGGTTGTGATGATAGTATAGATAGTCTGTTGATCAGACCCAATGCAAAGTCTTCATCTTGTTCGAATCTATCTGGTTCTGTAAATCCTATAGCAAAGACGTGAGTTAAAGATGGGTCAGTATTTAAGAGAATATCCCCGTAGATTTTTCTCGGCCAAGGATATTGACCATATTTTTCTAATGACTTTTCATCGATGTTTACAAGGACAATGTCCTCTACTTTTTCTACTTTTTGTTGTTGATGTAAAAAGTCAAACCAAGACCAAGATATGTTTTCTATAAAATATGGATTCCAAATTTTAAGACCAACGCATAAACCTATGGTCACTAGGACTGTTTTCCAATTGTACATTAATTACCCTGTGTAACTGATACTGAACAACCACCGACTGTGTGGCAATTTTGAGAAATGCTATATGATTTATTATTCCAACCATTCTGATATACAGTAATATCAGTAGGTTGTGTTCCATTTAATATAACACTCATATAGTGGTCGCCTGCATTTGTCTGTCTGAGATCGACTTGATTGTAATCATTGTAAATATCTAAATTGATATATTGACTTCCACCTTCTCTTTGAACTGTGTAAATATCATTATTATCTCCTTCAAGATGCAACCAATATTCATGTCCTGAAGAAGAACTGTTTGTTCTCTGTGTCATTAAGACACTATTATAATCACCTGTAATGTTTAGGTGTGCAAAAGTATCTCCATACTCTGCATAATCTCTACTAAAGTTTCCGTTAGTTCCAACTTGATATCCTTGACCAAGTTTCAAAGTGTTTCCGTCACCCCAAACTCTACGAATCTCTAAAATATTCTGATCTCCTGAGGCACTTCTATCGTTTGCTTGTTTGATTATAATAACATTATCATCACCGTCAATTCCTTCTGAAGCAGTCCATTGTTTGATGATATTATTATAACCGATTTGAGTTATGTCAAGTTCAAAGTCATCACCCTCTTGTTGGATTGTAATCTGATTATCGTCTGCAAAAACCATAGGGATCGATAATGTCCCTATGGTTATTACTCCTAATATTATTAATAATCTTTTTAAAATATCCACCATAGTAATAATCCTAAAAGAAGACCTTCTGCAAAAGCAATGAGCATTGCTTGATACTCAGTTATACCTAGTCTCTCTAACCACATGTATACCATATCTTCATGCCAATCTAAAAATTTTTGTAAATATTGCATAAAAATTCCTCCTATATCTATTTAGTTCTGCTGAGTGATCACGATCTCAATATTTTTATCACCATTACCAAATTCTATAATTCCTTGATAACTTTCTACATTTGTTTCTAATGTACCAGAGTTACCACTTGCTATAATAATTTCGATGAGTCCATTAACATTTCTAAAGAATACTAAATCGCCATCTCTTACAAATACATTATATTGAGAGTCTTTGTTGAATCCAAAGGCCGCTCCAATTAAATCTATATTTCCTATCTGACCAGCAGATTCTTGAACATCTCTAAGTTGAACTGTTGTTCTTTCTAGTTCTGGTACAACGTCTAAGAGATCAGTTAAGAAATCAACATCAAGAAAGTCTATGTCCAATTCTGAAAATTCTAAATCTTCTGTTGTATCTGCCAACGCATCTGTTTCTAATTCATTGAACTCTAGAAAGTCCACATCTAGAATGCCTTGATCTTGATTTTGTTCGTCTCTATAATCTTCTTCTAATGCTTGTTTTACTTCTGGTGGTGGATTGACAATAAACATATTGTCGATCATGTTTGGTGTGATATTACTTATTGTTAATACTGAAGTTGGTGGCGTGTCTAGTGTCGCAACAACTGTTGCTTGATATGGTTGATCTAATACTACAACTCCACCAAGATTAGAAACTTCTATAATACCACTAGACTCTCCTGTTTCTTCGTCTGGGAGTAAAATGACTAATGATCTTCCGATCTCATCTACGGTTGTAGTAAAGTCTGTTCCTTTAATTGATATTTGTGCAGTTGGTGTTGAAACGTTTACGTTTGCTTTGTTGATTCTTTTACCCAATCCAGATGTAAATCTAGCAGTTCCTTGTACCATTTGTATGGACATTTTAGATAAGTTTGGATCAGGATCATAGTATGCTTCATCGATATATGCGTAAGTGTGTTCAGTCATATCTAGAACTTCATTGTCTAAGAAGACAATCTTCATTCTGCCATTGACTGTTTGTGCTTCGTCTTTTAGAACAATCTCTGTCCCTACAGGATTATCTAATTGTTCTTTATCTCTGGTGATGTAACCACTTCCAGACTGCTCTACAATGTCGCCAATGGGATTAGCAAAACTAATCCCACTGATTAACAAAGTACTAAGAATCGTTAGATGAATCTTTTTGATTAATCTGAATGATTGCATTTTCACTATCGACATCTAGGTTTATAATCGCATTTGGCGATGAGCAGGCATTTGATGCACCTGCCGCACATGTACCTGATAACTGATTGATATCCACGTCAGCACTTGAACCGTCTAATGTTAAAGTTAGACTTTGTTCACCATCATTCTGCAATGTATTGATATTGTTTGATGAACCATCTATATCTAAGTTCCAAACAATATTGTCTGATTCCCAATCTATGTCAAAGACATTGCTTGAAGAACCTGATTGCAATACTAAATCTGCATTTAGGAATTCTGCTGATGCTGTGGCACCTTGATCAATATCAAAGGTGTTTGAATCACCAGTAATGACAAAGTTCATATCACCTGAGTCAGATGAACCACTTGAACCTACATTCCAGTCGAACTCGTTTGAGTCGCCTGTTACATTTAAGATTAGATCATAACTATCTGCTATGAAAGGTCCATACAATAAGTTTTGATTACCGATCATATCGATATTAAAATCTAATGTTGAACCAGTAAGTGTCATAGATGATAATGATCCGTCTGAACCATCACTTCCACCTATTTTGTTACCAAATCCTACCTGATCAATGTAAAGTTTTAAAGTGTCCCCGACTTGGGTAATTTTTACTTCGTTATCATCAGTGGCCTGTGCGAAAACAAATGTTGTCGACATTAATAATACTAAACTAAGTATTTTATTCATTTTCGTTTACCTCTTCTATAACCCAGAAACCTCTATCGTGTCCCTGGTAAATTAATTCCAGAACTGCCGCTTCAATGGCAGTTCTCGTAGCATAAGTCACCGACTCATTATTACCAACTCCATCTTCGTATTCGACTAGTTGAGTTCCTTGCTCGATGAATCTAAAAATATCTCCACCTTCTCCGTAACTCAAAATCGTTTTACGAGTTTGGACATTTAACAAAACTTCACCTGTGAGAACACTAACTGCTCTCATTGAAACTGTAACTGCATCTTGCCTGTACTGTTTCGTATATCCTATGCCAAGTGTACGTGCGCCCCGTCCACCTGTCATAAGATTTGTATCATAACCAATTACACCACCTTCAATTAATATGCCAGCAAATAAAAGTGGTTGTACATCTTCGACTTCTTCACCCGTAGAACGAGCATAGTCTTGACGTGCTGATCTTATAATTTGTCTCTCTCTAACTAGAGCATCTAT